CGTCGCGAGCGACAATCCGGTCGGCAACGTGTCGGTCGTGGTGAGCACAACCGCCATGCCTGTCACCCACTTGTCGGCGTTCGACGCAACATCAAAGTGATCGTCGCCAGTGTCGACGTTCGCCGCGTCACACGATTCCGCCAGGGTGCCGGTGCCCGAGCCGACAACCGTGCGCCCGCGCGTGTCCGGCACGTTGAACGTCGAGGAGCCGTCTCCGGTGCCCCAAGTCGTGCCGATGATGTTGAAGAGCGAGGCGTACGTCGTGCGGCTTACCGCACTGCCGTCGCAGGCCAGGAAGCCGGCCGGGAGCGTCGACATGGCGAACGGCTTGACCGTGCCGATGGGCTCTGGGATGTGCACCGCGCGCCAGCGGGAGGTGGTGCTGTCGTACTGAATCAGCATCGACTGCCCGCCGCCGAGCGTGCAGCCGAACGCGAAGCGATTCGCCGCGGTCGACGACCCATCCTCGTAGGTGAAGACGATCGGGAAGGTGCCGACGTTGTGAACCGTCAGGAGACGGCCGTCGGTGCCGCCGGCGAGGCCGGTTATGTTCCGGCTCGCGTCGCTCGAGAGGCGCAGTGCCGAGCTGTCGGCGAATGAACTCGGGGCGTAGTCGTCCTGGTTACCGGAGATCTGCGTGGGGGAGATGTCGCCCCGGAGGGACACGGCCTTGTCCACCACCAGATCGCCGCCGACATTCGCGTCGCCCGACAGGTGGAGGTCGACCCACTTCTTCGATGTGGTGCCGAGGTCGTAGAGCTCGGTCGTGAGCGGAACGAAGTCCGTCGCCGGCTCGAGGCCGCCCCACTTGACGCCGGCCGCCTCGCCGCTGGCGACCTGCAGGACCAAGCCGTCCGTCGCGCCGACAGCCAGCCGGGTCGGCGTATCGTCCGCCGATCCGACAATCAGGTCGCCCTTGGCATCGATGAGCGCCGCGGAGATCGTCGAATCGGGATTGCCGGAGCTGCTACCGCTACCACGGTCGACGCCAAAGCCGGCCACGAGAACCTCCTAGGTGACTACGCGCGCCCCCGCGCTTGCGCGGCGGTGACGAGCGGGATGGGACGCTCCGCTTGCTCCTGCTCGTCGACCACCCGCTCGCCGAATTCGTCGATGCGCTCGTAGTCAGGGTGGTTGCGCATCTCCTGCGCCTCCCAGAACGTGTCGAGCGTGAGAATCGGCCCGTTGGGGTTCGACTTGCAGCGGAAGTAAAAACGCTTTGTCATGGTTCGCTCCTTGTTGAAGTAGATCAGGTGAATTCGCCGGTCGCCAGAACCGTCGCACCCGCGCCGGTGGTGACGCCCCACGAGCCTTTCTTGCTGGACGCACGGATCTCGATCACGTAGACCCCGACTCCGATGGCCGCGGGCGTGAGCGGAATCGCCGTCTGCCCGCCGTCGGTGATCGAGCACGAACCCGTGTCCGTGGTCGTGACCGTGACGGCCACGACGTCGAGAAAGTCGCCTGCCGCGCCGCCGGTGCCGTGAACCGCGGTTTCGATTTCCACGAAGTCGGTCAGAGAGGCGAGAAGCGCTTCGTCGCTGGAGCCCTTGGTGTCGGCGATAGAGATGCTGCTCGACACGCCGGTCGACGAACTGGTGACCTTGACGTTCCCGCCCGAGATTGCCGCCGTCGCGCCGGTGAGGTCGGCGTTGATCTCCGTCAGAAGGTTGGTGTAGGTCTGCGCGGCCGACCCGACGACTTCGACCACATTGGCCGCGCCGTCGATGGTGATGACGCAGCCGTAGGTCGTCGCGTCGTTCGCGAGGCCCGTGGCCGAGCCCCCTTCGATCTCTCCGCCCACGTCGACGACCTGCGAGCCGGCGGCGTACGACCCGCTACCGAGGACTTGCTTGGTCTGGCCGGCAGCCACGGTTTCGTAACTGGAATTCATGTCTTCGTCTCCTTCGCAAACTCCTCGAGTCCGAGGGCTTCAATGGGGTCGCCCCGGTAGACCTTCATCCCGACATGCCCGAGCCGAATGGTCGGGTCGAGCCACACGTCGAATCCTGCCTCGCGGATGTCGTCGAAAAACGCCACATCCTCGCCTCGCGGCTCGCCCTTCGCGTTCCGGTCGATCCGGAAGATGTCACGGTAGTCAAGCCCATTGATCGGATCGTGCATCATCGGCTTGGCCGCAGCGACCTTCTCGATCACGCGCCGCTTCATGAGGGAGAACCCGATCGCCAGGCTCTTCATCCGGACGCATCCGAGGCCGTTCACCTCGTACTGCCCCGGCTTCTCCTCGATCGCGTTCAGGCAGAAGGTCGGCGTGCCCTCCTTCTTGAACGGATAGGTGGCGCCCACCACGTCCAGCACTGCGCCGAACCCGAGGAGACGGATGAAGTCATCCGGCGACCACACCATGTCCGCGTCGATCCAGAACAGGTGCGTGTACTCGGGCTCCTTCAGGAACGCTTCGGCGATGTTCGAGCGAGCCCACTGGACCACCGAGCTCCCAACTGGCGCGGAGATCTTGTACTTGATCTTCTCCGCATCCAGCGTGCGCGTCGTCGCCAGCAGCGACACCGCAGTCTCCCACGGGATATACCCGGGGCCGACGGGCATTCCGATCATGACGGCCGGCATTTTGCTCACTTCTCGCCCTCCGCCTTGAAGTACTTCTGGAGGCCGAAAGCCTTCACCAGGTCGCCGGTATACACCTTCTCGCCGACGTGCCCGAGCTGGATCGTCGGGTCCAGCCAAACCTTGTGCCCGGCCTCGCGCACGTCCGCGAAGAACGCCATGTCCTCGCCGCGGAGCTTGCCGTCGAAGGCATCAATGCGGAACACCTCACGCATCTCGGTGCCGGTGCCCTGGTTGAAGACCGTGGGCTTTCCGGCCGCCACCGCTTCCACGACGGCTCGGTCCATCACGCAGAATCCGAGACCGGCGCCCTCGATCTCCAGCAGGCCGTACTGGTTCATGGTGACCTGCCGCCCGTCCGTGAAGATCACGAACTCGTTGCCGTTGCTGTCGCGCTTCAGCGGATACCCGGCGCAGACCACCGAGAGCTTGTGCGACAGGGCCAGGAGGCGGAGGAAGTCCTCGGGCTCCCACACCATGTCGCTGTCGATCCAGAAGAGCCGCTGCTTGTCGCTCTCGAGGAACCGCTGCACCACCAGCGAGCGCGCCGTGGTGATGATGGACGACCCGACAACGTCGAGGATCGTCATGTCGATCTTCCGTAGCGCGCAGGCATGCGCCGTACGGGCCAGGGAGTGCGCTGTGCGCCAGGGCACAGTGAAGCCGGTGGGGAAGCCGATCGCTACGGATTTCGTAGTCAGATCGACCGCCAGGTCGTTCTCGCTCACAGGTTCGCTCCTATGTTGGGGCCGGTGCTCACGGCGCACCGACAAAGCCGTTGATGCTTACGAGCTCGCGAACGGGGTCGCCACGGCGCCGGTCGTGAACGACTGCACCTTGACCAGCCAGAGGCTCGGCCCGATGTCGATCGCTTCGAACGTGCTGCCGCGCTTGCCGCCGGTCGTGCCGTCGGTGCCGCGCCACCGGCAGATGTAGTCGGTCGCCGTGGTGGAGAACGACTCGGCCGAGGTCGCGACCGCCGTGGTGTGCACCATGTGCGCCACCCCGGAGAACACGTCCCCGGAAGTGTTGCCTTTGATGTCGACCACTTGGGTCAGGACGACGTTGCTGACGACCGTGTACTTCGCGCCGCTGCCGATGGCTTTGGGCAGGGTGATCGTGCACGTGCCCGTGACGAGGGCGTTGATGACGAAGACGCGATCGGCGTCACGCTCGGGCGTCAGCTTGATCGCGGTGGACGTGGTCAGGACGACGTCCGTGACCACCCGGTCGGCAAAGTAGCCGCCGTCGCGGACGAGGCCGCTGGGATCGGATTGACGAGACATGGGGTTTCCTTGTCGAAGTGGTTGAAGGTCCGATGGGGAGGGCCTTATGAGCCCTCCCCTACTTCACGGATTACTCCGATCAGGCACCCGGCATGACCAGCGCCAGACCACCCGCGTCGTACGCTTCGGCAACGCCGAAGATCGTATCCGCGGTCAGCAGGGTCGCGAGGTACTCCTGCTTGTACTGCGTCTGCACGCGGGGACCGAGCACGTCCGCGAGGACGAGCGCGTCGCGATGCGCGATGAGGCCAACCTTCGCCGTGGTCGCCGAGGTCGGCGTCGGGCAGTTGTTGGTCACGTGCACGCTCACGCCGTAGACGTCCCCGAGCTTGCCGTTCCGGATGGTGCGGCCGTCGCCCACGAACGCCTGCTCCGTGAAGCGCGCGATGCCCATCATGATCCGGCGCGCCACCGGCGGAAGCGCCAGGAAGCGGTCCATCATGGGGATGTCGTTGTCGTCGAGCACCTGGATCGCCCGGCGGATGCCGGCGTCGGTGATCGCGGTGGCATTCGCGTTGCCGCTCGCGTCCACGAAGGCGGTCGTGCCGTCGCCGGCGATGACGCCCTTGTTCCAGGTCGAGTTGCCGTTGCCGCCGTTGAGCGTCCGGGCCGCGTTGAAGATCACGGTGTCCTTGACGAGCGACAGCGCGTAGCCGGCGTCATCGGTGTAGAACCGGCGCATCGAGGCGAGCGTCTGGATCTCGGCGATGTCCTCGATCAGGCGCGAATACTCGTAGTGAGCGGTCAGGTTGATGACCACGCTCGAGCCGCCCGAAGCGGAAATCGTCACGACGGACGTGTTGGTGCTCTTCGCCGAGGCGCTACCGCGCGACGGCTTCGGGAGCGTGACGCTGTCGCCGCGCTTGCCCTTGACGTTGATCTTCCGAACGAGGCCGGCCAGGACCACGTTCTTCTTGTACGCCGCCATGCTTTCCTACTACCGCTTTCGCGGCCCGCCCTTCGTGGGCGTTGTAGGCTGGACTATATCTTCGACCGAGGTGTTCGGCCGTCGCGCGTGTAGTCTCTGGGGACTCTCTGCTAACGCAGGTTGCCTGCTGGTTGCCCAATCCCTCGCATTTTCACTCTCGCTCTCTCAAGTAGCAAGGGCTCTAAGGGTGTTCCAGCATACAGCGCGATTACGAGACCATGTCAGTTAATCTCGTCCATCCCTGTCAACTCCGATTTCAGGAGTTCCGACTATCGCATCCCAGATTCTCTTCTGGGCCGTCTCACTTAGTCTGTGCGGGTCACGCTTCATCGCAGCAGCCTCTTCGCGGACAATGTCATGAACCCTCTGGTTCGACCTATTGCCTTTGAGATGCTCTTCCATCCAGAGCATCAATCGAGCCTGTTCTCGCTTGATGAGAAGGTGGTTGACGATATTGCGAATGAACGGGCAGCACCTTTCGTATCCGGCAATGGACCATTCATACGAGTCCTGCCAGTTCGGATTGCTGCTCGCTTTCTTTCGGTGGCTGATGTGGCCCCCGAAATTCGCGTGAAGGTTTTCGATGATGAACTTCGCGTTGGCCGCCAAGCACACTCTCACCCTGGGCCGCACATACGACACTTCAGCATAGCGCGGATTCGAGATGTGGTGCTGATCGAACGAGAAGCACCCTTCACCGTCAATCAAACCTGCAACGTACTTCCAGCTTAGTCGCTTCATACGCCTCCTTGGGCGTGAACTGCGGTGCTGTACTGCGTGTTCCCTCTGGTTCCGTCCGATGTGGATAGGTTCCAGTTATTCAGAGTCGGTTTTACATCTCCAGATGTACTTAGAGATCGGGCACGAAGCCAGCCGTCGCGTTGTCGGACGTGATGACGTTCGCGCTGCCGAAGGTATAGGTCATTTGACCCTCCTAAGTAGTTGAAGGTGAACCGAAAAGTGTCGCAAACGTGTCGGGTTTTCCCAGCGGGACCTTCGACGAGATTGATCGCTTTTCCCTTCTGCGGCAACAGGGGGCGAACACAGAAACGGGCCGTCGGGGATGTGCGGTCTTGTCCGACGGGCGGGTGTGGGATTCACTACTCCCACACGACTATCTTACCACAAGTTCCTTTCGGGCCTGATCCAGCGAAATCAGGCTCCCGTACAGCGGGGAAGCCAGCTTGCCGGCGATCATGTCGAGCGCCCGCTCGCGCTTGAGCCGGTTGGCGTGACGCTCGACGTACTTTCGATACTCGGCCCGGTGCGCGAGGATCTCCTCCTCGAGCCGAAATTTCGGATCGGTCATGTAGAGATCCCACCAGCGATCAGGGAACAGCCCTTGGCGATCGCAGTGCACGATCTCGTGAGCGTACAGCTCGACCCGGAGAACACCTTTGCTGC